CAAAAAATGTGGATGCTTTTAATCTTGCAAATGAGGTAGTAGCAAAAGGTGAAGCAATAACTAAAGAAACTCTATCAGCATCCCAAAAGTTTGTTAATGACGCTGAAACTACATTAACGAATCAAGCACAAGCATTACAAGACGCTGAAAATAAATTAAAACAGGCTGAAGATATATTAGTAGTTAAGGACGCTCAAGGTAGAGATATTGAACTTGTAGAAGAGGAACACCAAGATAGTATATCTCAACAAGGTCGTGCTGAAGGTGGAAAAGGTATTCCAGTCGCATCCACATTAACACCAGCAGGTAGAACTAAAATAATGAATCAATTCATTTCAAAACAAGGTGGTGTCAGTATGGGTTGGGCAGTACCTAGTTTACCTGAATCTTCAGATACTTATCCTCATAAACATGTATACGAAACAGAATCAGGTCATATCATGATGTATGATGATAACTTTGGTGAAGAAAGTATCATGCAACGACACAGGACTGGAACTAAGTATGAAATTCACCACGATGGTTCAAAGGTAGATAGTATCGTATCAGACCATATAACACAAGTAACCGGCACTTCTTATAATGTCATAACAGAAAGACAGGTTATAAACATTGGTGATGGTTTGAAAGTAAAGGTTAATGCTTCTGGAGAATATAATGCTGGTCAAAATCACTATGAAATACTAGTAGGTAAAGGCGCCAATGTGAACATCCAGGTCGAGCAAGGGGATGTTAATATTAATACAACTGATGGAAATATCAATATGACCTCCGGTGGAAAGATTAACATGTCAGCGAAAGATGATATCAATATTTATTCTGAACAAGATGTTACCGTTAATGCAGGAGATGATATAACACTTAAAGCAGGTGATAAGATTAGATTAAACTAATGGATAACAAGGTCACCAATATAGAAGAACTAAAACAATTAAAAGAATTACGCCAGAAGTATATAAAACAAAGAGAACTAATACAGATAGAAATAGATAGATTAGTAAAGGAACAAGAAGTATTAAATTACTATCTAGGTTCAACCCTCGACAAAGAACAAGACCAGGACTGGCACAGTAAACCCCCAATGCCCACATCCGAGATACAATCCATATATAAAGACTACATGGACAAGTATAATAAAGAACCAGAGAACGACTAACAATATCTCTTAGTTTATCGTATTACGAGAGAATGAAAGCGCTCAGAGGTTTGCTCAGAGAAGACCCGCCCATGAAAGTCCCGAATGGTAATTACTCTCCACATGGAAGACAGCGCTACCTAAGTGTCAGTATACTACCAGCGACTTAGAACTGCTAGTAACAGATGAGAGTCCATTCACAGTATATACACAGAAACATGCTTTGTAGATATACACTCTAAAGATAAAGTCAGTCTTGCGACTGCCTGTTTCAGGTATAGTCATAGGAATGGTATACGCACTCTTTACGCACTATTGCGTATACATAGAGTACACATTGCGACCATTTGTTTTAAATAGTATTAAATTGCGTATAGCGTAGTGATTAAAAGAAGACATATATCGAAAAAACAGCAGGCATACGCAGAGAAAACAAAGAGGACGCAGACGGAGAACAACACGGCATGCCACTTTCAGCACCTTGTTTTAGTATACGCACACACAAAACACAATACGCACAACCAATATAAACGGCATGCCACTCAAAGAGGACAGAATAGGACACCGTTTGTTATCGAACACAGTATAATTCCAAGTCACCCGTCAATCCCCATCCATGAATCTGGGGCAGGACTGTTACTCTCATTACTATCGGACACCGTTTGTGAATGGCCAACTTAATGCTCACGCCTGTTTTCATACGACATTCTTTACACTAACAAATTGTCGTACACACACAACACAGTAACAACACAGTAACACAAACACACAGTAGGCCTGCTCAAAGAGGACACCGAAAGAATCCTTTTTGCATTACAACGAAGCGAAGGGGGCGACTCCAGATGGGGGCGAGAGCAGGCCGCATAGGGACAGTCAGCCAGCACACAGACTTTTCTCGGGTATATAAGTAGGCCTGCTTTCTAATCTATAAAGTGATTATACATGTACTCTATAGCTGGCCATACTCTAATCCCAACCAGCAGACTGGCCCTTATCTCTTGTTTCTTATATGAAAAATTTTCTCGGATATTTTTTTACCCCACCAAGTCGGCTCTCGGTCTATTCTACTACACAGCATTGACAAACACCTACTCACATGTTATAATAGTTATAAATATACACAAACACAACACAAAGGATTGTTTCGAGGTTGGTATACGACCCAATTAAGATATAGTCATGAATATATCACGGCCATGGATGGCCTCAGTTTTTTAGAGGTAGAAAAATGAATGTAGTATTTACAGAAAGCGCAGCCAATCAAGCAAAGGTAATACTTGCAGGTGAAGGAGATGATAAACTAAATGTTCGTTGCTTTATACAAGGTGGCGGCTGTTCTGGTTTTCAATACGGTTTTACTTTAGATAGTATTAAAGAAGATGATTGGGTATTTGAAACCAATGGTGCGAAGTTATTAATCGACCCTATGAGTGGTGTCTATTTTAAGGACGCTACGATTGATTATGTAAACGACCCATTAAAGGGAAGTATGTTTATAATTAATAATCCTAATGCCAAGTCTACTTGTGGATGTGGCTCAAGTGCGGCTTTTTAAACAAGTAATTTAATAAAAGGAGTGAATATAGTATGAGTGTAGGAAGTATGATTGTGGCCACCTTGAGTGCCGGTATTGTAATTGGTGTAATAATGGTGTTGATAAATGAGTAAGGGAAGTAAAAGAAGGCCAATGAAAGTGTCTTCTAAGAAGTATTCAAGTAATTGGGATAAAATCTTTAAAGAAGAATCCGGGCGAGTTTCATTCTCCGAGCAGGACTTAAAGGTTCTTAATTGGGACGATGATTTTGAAACGACTTGCGGTGCTTTGTTTCATCCTGAAAACCCCTTATGTAATGGAATTAAACCTAAAGAAATAGGTGGAAGAAAAAAAGGTCTAGACCCAACGAGATATAACGATTGGGAAAAAGATGGACGATGTGTTGATTTTTAAATGGAGATAGTAAATGAGTGATTTAGATAATATAGATGATTTTGAAGATAAGACTGATTATGTTTTAGATACGAGTGGAACCAATTGTCCACTACCGATTATAAAGACAAAAAAAGAATTAAATGGTATGAAGATAGGTGAAACCTTAAAGATGATATCAACTGACCCAGGTGCGGTTGCAGATATACAGTCATTGTGTAATGCACTTAAACAGGCGCTTGAGAAGACAATAGAACAAGATAACAAGTTTATCTTTATAATAAGGAAGACAACATAAATTTAGAGATTCTGTTTTTTATATATAGCTAGAGTCCCAGGAGAAAGGTTAGAGTATGAAGAATGTAAAGAGAACTCATGATAAGTGGAATCGACATCCGGTTACCGGCGAGTGGGAAACAAAAGAAGAATTTGATTATAGATTGAAGTCGGCGGGTTATGCTGGTGATGATTATGAGGAAGAAACAAATGAAGAAGATTAGTGATGAAGAATGGTTAAGTCAATGCATGTTAGAAGCAAACTGTGGCCATAATGATGGTTATACAATGCAATGGTATGCAGACCAAGTGAAGAAAACAAAAGAAAAGATAATTAACAAACGAGATAAAAAGATACTCGGAATGAGGGCATTAAATATAAATGGGTTAACTGTTTTATTTGATGAATAGAGGTAGAAGACATGGCATACAGTAAGAAAGTATTAGACCATTATGAAAACCCTAGAAATGTAGGTAAACTAGATAAAACTAAATCTAATGTAGGTCATGGTATGGTTGGTGCTCCTGCATGTGGGGATGTGATGTCCTTAATGATAGAAGTAGATGATAACAATATCATAACAGACGCTAAGTTTAAAACCTATGGTTGCGGAAGTGCCATAGCAAGTAGTAGTCTATTAACAGAATGGGTTAAAGGTAAAACCCTCGACCAAGCAACAGAAATCAAAAATACACACATTGCAGAAGAACTTGCTTTACCTCCGGTGAAAATCCACTGCTCGGTTTTAGCAGAAGACGCTATTAAAACTGCTATTGCAGATTTACAAGGTAAACAAAAATCTTCTGGTAAATGGACACCCTCCGATACATAAATATAACTTGTAATCATTAAAAGGAGGTTATTTAATGGATACTCTTAAAACTTTAGTAATGGAATTATTTTCAAATCCTATGTCTTGGTCAATCAAGAATTGGATTACAGCAATTGTTATTGCTGTTGTAATACATCAATTCGTATTATAATAATTCTAAAGAATGATTAAATAATGATGAACCCTAGGAAAGAGGCTTCCTAGGGTTTTTTATTTGGTGGGGTATTAGTAGTAATTTCTTCTACTTCTAGGTTTTAGTCTAGTCTTTGATTCTGCTTTACGAACATTCTTTACATTCTGAGCATTTTTTCTGATTCTCTTTTGACAAGGTTTTTCATAATGTTCGATTTCTTTCAATCTTCTCATTAGTCCTTCCTTAGCAATTTTTCTTTTTAGTATTCGTAATGCTTGTTCCACATTACCATGTCTTACTTCTACTTTCATTTATTATCCTCAATTTCACGAATCTGTTTAATCAGATGGTCAAGATTATTGTCCACCTGGTCTAAATTAATTCGCACAACTCTTACACTACCTTGAACTCGGTCAAGTATCTTACCGATTTTGCCGGCAGTCATTAGTAATGCTAATATCACAACTAATTGTATGATTGTTAATATTAATGTTATATCCATTTTCTTCTCCTGTTAAATTCTTTTCATGTAGAAAGTGCCGACATGATATCGGCACTCGACACACACTATGAAATGTTGTGATATGTTTTAGATTACAGATTGACTATCTTCATCATCCTCAATATCATCGGAATTATCATTCGTTTTTTCTAATAAATCTTCTGGATTAACTCCACTATCAATCTTAGTGTATAAATCCATGAAACTTTCTTTTGTATCAGTATCGAAACGATTTACACAAACTTCAACTGCCTTCAATTTGTTTTTGAAGATTG